TGAAGACCCACGACCCCAAGCGGCCCAAGAGTCAGGATCAACAACAGCTCAGCCCAGGTGAGTGCGCGGTTCATTCAGATCAGTATCCATTTATTAAAGAGTTTAGCGAATTTATTTCTACAGTGCCAACTAATTCGTTAGTTGGCAAGTTGATGACGCACCAACAGCGGCTCTCAGCTAAGGCTTTCTGGGAAGCAGAGAACTACGGCGGGTCAGAATCGAAGTGCATTGAAAGGCTCAAAGACATTTACGGTTACCATTGGCGCCAAGTAACAAGACTCTCGGATCACATGGCACCGTTTCGTGTTTACTGTGAATACGTTTTGATCCTGGATCACATGCGGCAGTGGGAGAATGCCAAAAAGTTGTTACAGTACGAGAAATAAAACAAAAGCCGTGTCTGAAACGTCGCTTGAAGTGTGGATAGAAGAGTTAGAGGATACCGATTACCTTCCGCTGCCCATAGATGCCAACGCTTTTCAAAGCTACAGATTTGCTGAGCTGGACATTTCCCAAGTCACCGTAGCGAATTATAAAGAAATTCTTAAGACGTCTCTAGCGGAACAGGTTAGCATCTTTATTCCGCCTTCTGGTAGTTTTGAGACGCCAGACCTGAGGCGGTACTTGGAACTGGTCTGTAGTTATGAGACCAGTACGGCTGATCTCGTTCTCGGGTTGTCGCTAGCAGACCAGATCCGTATCACATTTAGCGACATGAAGATTAGCACCATCTGTGATCGCTATCCTGAAATTGGGTTAGCGGAGAAAAGGCGCTACAGATGCGTTGCTGAATACTTAATTCGCCAGGGGGAACTGACCAAGCTAAGAGATTCAGAAGGAAAATTGATCAAGAAGATGGGCAACATGCAGAAAGCAGTGGTTTTGTATAAACCGTTACCAAAGCTACTGGAGAGTCTTAAAAAATCAAACTTAACGCACTTGATAAAAAAAGATCCATTGAAGCCCCTCGAAGCAAGCAGTAATTTGGTAAACTGAAGCAACTGATTTACTTATCATGAGCGAACGACGTAAAAAAATGATTGACAAATTGATGTCAACCGCTCCTACAAAAACTGAACAAGACATGCTCAAGCTTGCAATTGAGCGTATCTGCACAGATATGGGGGATTACTACAGAGGTTTTAACAGCATTGAGGGACCAGGCGTACTTGTTTACGTGCCAGATGCAGAAGAAAAGGATAGTATGTTTTACTTGAATGTAGATTCATTGATTACCGCTCTTTCAGATTTTAACAAGCGTGGAATGGATGGCCCAGCCGAAGTAATTCAAAAAGCAATTACACGCGCAGAAATTATAGATCCAACAAAAGAATCATTATTTATTGTTCAAGATAAGGATCAAATGTCGTTGATTCATTACAAAAATGACAACCAAGAAGATTCTTTTATGAGGATGGAATGAAGAGAGGAAATCTGCCCTGGTGGAAATACAAACGAATTATTTCACGGATCAACAATATTCGTGACGATTGGCTTACACCAGTTGCATACTTGCCTTACATTGATGCCCTACTTGGTGACATTGATCTTGATCCGTGCTCAACTCATCTAGCTAACACTCAGTTTCTTAGAGCAAAAAAAATTTACACTTATGACGAAGACGGATTAAATACCTTGGAACCATGGACCGGACAAGTTTACTTGTTCCCTCCAACTTACGGTCGTTGTTCCTACATCAAAGAACGTGGAATTTGGCGCTGGGGTAAGCGGCTGCCTATACAAAACCGAGCTGCTTCCGTGATCTGGTTCAAAAAACTGTTGAGGGAGTGGAAACTGCGCAATGCTAGAGAAGCTTTGTTCTACACAACTAACACAGAGATGCTGAGAGTCATTCCAGAGGTATGGGATTTTCCAGTGTGCATACCTAAGGATCGCCCCAAGCTTGTACACGGCAAGCTGTTGTTTGAGCCATCAATTCCAATTCACTGGGGATTCTTTGTCTACTTGCCGCCCCCTGATTTTGGTTTAGCTGAGATCGATCGATTTACTTATATCTTCTCCAACATCGGCAGAGTTATTGCCTAGCTCTAAATCCATTAAGGAAACTGTAGACTGCGTCCCCTGGCCCAGAAACCGTGAAGCGATTAACTGCTTCATTGTCTGAGGGGATTTTATCTTTTTTCTTTGCAGACTGAAGATAATTTAAAGCAAAATTGAGACCCCTGTCATCATCTTGAGCGTTTTTAAAACCCCTATACCTGGAGTCGACCTTGTAGTTCTGGCTAAGTTGGTTTCGCATCTACTTATTGTAAATCAACTTTGCAATATTTAATTTAGGTTTTCAGCATGGCCAAACACGTGGGGCCTCTCATTCCAGTAACGGAAAAATCTACGCACAACTTCACCAGAAGGATCGAATTCACTGAGTTTTTTCTCCAGGTACTCGACAGCTTTGACTTGTTGCGTGCCACCATTCCAGGTTTCTGCCAGGTTCATTAAGCAGTACTTAGACTCACACTTATGGTACGCCGCAGCAACCATTGTCTCCTGTGGAGCGTAATACAAATTCAATTCAGTACGACGCCTGTCAATCATTGTCTGGCCGCCGCTCTGCCAAATCGTGTTTATGTATGGACTCCACTCACGTAAAATTTCTTTTTTGTTTGCAAGAGTATTGATCAACTCAAGCAATCTGCTTTTTTTAAACGATTGAACTCCAATGCTGAAAGCAAAGCTTAACAACGCCGCTTTCTTATTTGAATTCGTGCGTACAAAAACATATTGATTAACGTACTCAGAAAACTCTTTTAAGTCTTCTACCAGTTGAGCATCAATTTCTGCGCGGGTCAGCCTATCCTTGGCGCCAACCGGACGTTTTTTAATAAAGTAACTGCCGTGGCCAATCCGCCAGCTTGAATCACCGTAATCTTTGTATGAAGCAAAAATACCCATACCCAAGTTAGTCCTCGGGGATGAGTACGTTTTTACTAATTCAATTCCTTCCCAAGTCAAGAAAGGATGGTCTTTAAATTTTTCTGTACTTTCGTTATGGGACGTCGACTTCACAGACGTAGTTAGTGCCAGAATCTGTAGCCAACTCTAGCAGTACAACGTAGTCTTTAGTTGCGTCAGTTACCGTCACACCAACAGCGCCCTTCTCTTTACCAGCTTTAGCCACGTTAAAAAATTTAAAGTATCCGCTGGGGGCATTACCAGACGTGTAACTATCCTCTTGAAAAACTTCAATGGAGTCAACGCCGCTACTTTTAACCAGTTTGACAAGCAGGTCTCCAGTACCAGCGGGGTTCACACGAAACGCCCGGTAGTTAAACGATGTTGACGATTCAAAAGAGGTATTGCCAAGATAGGTAATCTCGGAGCCACCGTCAACAAAGAATTTGTCAACAGTGCCTGTAACAATGCGAGTCGGCATGGGAATCAGGAAACTTGTCCGATAGTTGAAAGATTGAAGTTGATATCAGCATCAATACCGTGTTCTTTTAAAATGCTTAAAAACATCTGTCGATCCACGGCTTTTTGGTGAAGAAGCTCAACAAAAGCTTCCTCCAGTTCATCTCTATTCAGGTTTTGAATAGCAAGGGCGGCGGCGTGGATTGAGAACTCCACATCCATTGGAAGACCAACCACGTTCATATCTGAAGTGAACCTTACAGCTATCCTAACAGCGATGAACTAAAGATCAACCGAGTTGGGGTTTTACTGGCAACCGGTCTGGACCAGTGTGATCTGTGGCAAAATCGGGATCGTCAGAACCTTCCTCAAAAATGCCAACTGCTTGGCTTGGCAAGCGATTCGTAACGTATTCTTGAAGATGCTCGTAAGGAGTTGGCTGTGGCATGGTGTCGCAATTCCCGGCGCAAGAAGAACGTACTGATTCCGTAGGTACTGCAAAATCCTAATGCAAACATTAAAATCAGTACTTCCACTTGAAACCCTGGTTTAAACCATTATATTGTACAGAGTGTTTACTTCAAAATGGATATCGAATCTCTGGCCGCCGACGTCCCAATGCTAACTAGCATGGCCGTATCAGGTGTTACAAAATCTAGCGTCATTCGCTATTTTCAAACAGCGAACGGTTGCACTAATGCAGATGTAGAAGCACTTATTAACCTTTGTTCTTTTAAATCAAAACCAAAAAAGATTGATTATGACCATTTCTATAAAGTAGGACAATCATTACAAGCAGAAAACATAAGTTATCCTTTTACTCAAATTTACAAAAAACCTAATTTTTTAAACAAAGATGAATGCAACCAAGTAATTGAACTTATAGATGAGCATTGTCAACGCTCTTGTGTAGCTAACTTAAAAGACGAACCAATTGTATCTGATTACAGAACAAGTAAAACAGCAGATCTTAGCTATATAAAACGCCCACAGCTATTTGATATTGATTACAAGATAACAAAATTAATCGGTCTTAACCCGTTAGCATCTGAAGTTATGCAAGGACAACGTTACGACATCGGCCAATACTACAAACAACACTGTGACTATTTCAGTCCACTGACAAAAGAGTATAAAACTTACTGCGAATGGATGGGTCAGCGAACCTGGACATTTATGATCTATTTAAATGATGTAGAAGAGGGCGGTGAAACTTACTTCAAACACCTAAAATTAAAAATAAAACCAGAACAAGGAACCGCTGTTATCTGGAACAACCTTTATAGAAACGGATTACCTAATCCCAAAACCTTGCACGAGGCTTTACCGCCAGTGAGTGGAAAGAAGTACATCATTACAAAGTGGTTCAGATCCTGGAGCCTGGTTTAGTTGGCTGCAATATCAAACTGAACAACTGCGTCATTTCCTCCAGTTTCTTTAAGAAAGTTGCCTCTTATTTTTCTTACTGGTGACCCAGAAACGTTGTAAATATAACAACCATTTTCAGAAATAGTATTAGATATTAGCGGAGCATATTGACATCCGTCTACGCTACCGTCTAATCGTACAACTACGCTTTCATTGATGTTTTTTACTGTTACGAATAAAGTGTAATATCTTGTAGATAAATAATTAGTTACATATACATCTACACATTTTGTTACCCCTGGCATTGTCATTTCAGGAAACTGATAGAATACTGTTTGCTGATGACTTTCGTAAAAACCCATGGTTCTTTGTTAATTAATTAACTATAGAAGCAGCACAATTAAACGTTACTAGCCGTCTGCACAGGAGTTTTCAGCCAGAAAACAAGTGGCGCTGTCAGGATAAAGGTTAGCAAAACAATCTGTGATTGCCGCTTCAACTTCACACTCCTCAACGATTGAAATAAGTTTCTCCAGGTACCATCGGCATTTCTTAAGATCTTCCGATCGGTTCTGTTTTTTTTCGTACCTGTACAAGTACTTGATGCAGTTGCCCTTGAGATAACCTTTAAAAGCCTCCAGAGTCATAGAGGCTTCAATGGCATCAATGCATTCCACTCCCCCGCTGGTGTAGTGTCCGGGGTGGTTTACTGGATCGTACACCGCAAAAAACAGCTCTAACAACTTTATAGCACAGAAATCGCGCACTGACCAATGAATCAAGCACTCGGGTAGCTGTACTGTTGTGGCCTTAAAATAATTAACAAAGATAGATGGTTGCACATCTACGTTTACCTGAGGAGCCATGCTATCCACTGCATATCGCCTTCGTTTGTCTACCATCTGTAACAGAATCGCAACTCAACAATCCATTGATTTAGAAGATCGCATCTGGGCACAGAAGCTCGGGGAGGCCAATCGTACTGCTGCCAGTATGCTTCGTTGTGCTCACAGAAATGCCGCCAACCCCGACATGATTGAAGGCAGCATGGATGCCTTCCTCAACGCTTTGGATATTGGTGGTCAACCCAAGCGACGGTTTGAAAGCCCTGATGATATTGCTGATTGGTTCAGGCGGGACGATTCTTTGGATTGGCGCCAGCGGGACTAAACACCATGGCATTTTGCAGGAACCACCCCATGTGGTAACCCTTGCCGATATGTAGCAGCATCTCGCCTTCAAGCTGCATCATGCGCGTAAGACCCTGTGCTTCAAGGCGCTGCTGCCAATATGCCTTGTCTTGACAGTTGATGTGACCCACGCCGCCTTGACCAGGTTTCGCGGCGCTCCATATCAGCGTGCCGCCATCAGCAACGGCGCCAGCAATACTTGCTGCAACGGCATCCGCATCAGCTTCGGGTAAATGCTCAGCTACTTCAAGACATAGCACCACGTCGGCAATTTCGGTGAGGTCAAACATGCTTTGCTGCGTCAGGTGCAGCTTACCTTTGACGCGCTCATCGGTGTCAATGCCTGCTGCGTCGATGCCATAGGCACGCATGGCGTTGACGTAAGTGCCAGGGCCGCAGCCGATGTCGAGCACAGTAGCTGGCGCCAGCTCAGTTGCTACCCACTCAGCAAGGCGCTTGGCAAATGGCCCTTCTTCACATTCGATCTGGTAGTAGTTGATCTGGTCTACCTCGTACCAACCTTTGCGGTATAGGTCATTGAGCTGCTTGAAGATCTTGTCGTATCGCTTTCCGCAAGCATCAAGGCTGTAAACGGCGCGTGCTCTCTCTGCAATAGCAGCACGATCCAGCTCACCAACGTCATCGATACCATCTAACCAATCTTGCAATGTGTGGCAACGAAAGCCCATGCCGGGTTGCACAGTTTCAGTCATGGCGCCGTAGTCCACGCTTACCACAGGAGTGCCGCAGAGCATGGCCTCTACTGCCATGCCGCAAAAGGGTTCGGTGAACACTGTCGGCGCCAGTAATGCACGTGCATTCCGCAGGAACTCGCTGCGGGCTGTGCCAGTGATGGGCCCACGATATTCGATGTTTGGGTGCCCCCATGGCGCGGGGTCGCCTTGGCCGTGCAGCACAATCGGCCACGGGCTGTAATCGGCAATCGCTTTGATGGTATCAATGCCTTTGAGTGCAGTGATGCGCCCCAGGAAGGCGAGGTACTGCCCCGGCTCGTAATTGGGTTGCCAGTCGTCGAGGTCGTAGTAATTGGGCACTACCCATTCGTAGTTCTTGCCGTTGCGGCCCTCTTTGCCTTGGTGGTAGTGCATCCATGCGTAGCTCTCGAAGATGCGGAAGCTATTGGGCATCAGCGTGGGGTAGCCGATTCCAGTTTCTACATGCTGGTGATTGGGGAACTCAGCCATCAACTGCTGGTGTGCATGGCCGAATGGGTGGCAAATGATGTCTTCTGGTTGTAGGCGTTCGCGTAGTGCTGGGATTAGGCGTTGCTCGAAGAGTTGGTGGGCCTTGCTGCCGACAGTGGCATCGTTGCCGTGGAAGTCGGTTTCGTTGCGCTGGAATAGGTCGTCAAATTCTGCTGCGTCGAGCATGGTGACGTGCTCATCTGCGCTGCTTTCACTGCCGGCGTTGCTGTATTCGATGACGGTGTAGCCTTGGCCTTGCATCATCTTGGGAAAGCGCAAGGCTTTGCCGGTGAAGGCGCAGTGGCTATAGGCGGCAGTGTGCTGGGTGTGGAAGATGCCGATTAGATGAAGGGTCATAGGCCATAACGACTTTTGAGAGCATTAAAGTTTTGCGTGACTTCTGCTGCGGTGATTGCTCTGTTGTATATGAGTGCTTGAGAGAGGCTTCCGGTGTAATATCTATTCTCAAAAGCATCTACAGCAACTCTTATACTTGACATAGTGGTACTGCTATGACTAGTACTGTTAGTGGCGGTGGTTAATCCACTTGCCTGATATAAGTATCCTGTTGCCAAAGAACTTGTAACAGTAATCGCACACATACACCATGCCTGTGGTATTACTAGACCACTTGCCCAACTATATGTAGGATTACTATCATTCCAGTGATAGCCAACGGCACCAGACCTGAAGTTCATTCCAGTGGCAGTGGGACTTCTAGAAAATATCATACCAGGACTTGTACCTTGTACGCTAGCACGATTTATCCAAGCAATAAATGTTGCTGCTGTTAATGTAAGAGACCCGGTACACTGAACATATTCATTCACCCCATCAAAAGTAAAAAAACCACCATTAGCGCTGGAATAATCACCGGGTATCTCCATATTGGTAAGAGTCCCAGTTCTTCCATTACCACTCAAATCAGTCCAGGTGGTTCCGGAGCCAGGATAAGACGCAGGGTTGCCAGCATCCAGATACAGGGCAAGGCCGCTTGTAACAATGCCAGCCGCCGCAAAGGTATAAGGGTTGATATAAATCAGGCTCATGACGCAGGCGGTGTCAGCACGTAGATGCCATCAAGATTAGCGTCTTCCAGCATTTGCTGCAGCTCTCCTAAATTTTCCTCACTTGGGTTTAGTTGTGAAAGCAGCAGCCAAATAGATTGTTGCATGGCAGCGGGGTTGGCGCGTCCCGAAAGACAATCTTGCATGGCGCTGACAAATACGGCTAATGCGCCAGCAGGAGCAGGCGACACGGCACTTAACACTTCAGCAAGCACGGCTTGATACACGCTGCTAACTAATAACGCAGCGTAGAAAGAGCCATAGTCTGGCCCCGGTGGTGGCAATGGTTCCACGGTCCAGCCATAGGTATAAGTTAGGGCATCTAGATCAAGTGCTTCTGTCGGCACCAAATAGTCAGTAAGCGGGTCGTAAGCGGGCTGCGAATTTCGCACCACGTTAAGCACAACATAGCGATTAGTATCAAGACCAACTACAGGCTCGTCATCATACCGAGGATATTGAACTAGCCTGTTATTCACCAAATCCCACAATGCTTTAGTCGTCATGATCCTCGCCTCACTTTCATGTACACCTTAAGACCTTTGCCTGCCACGGTGCTACCGATTTGGTCAATGTCAATCGTGATTTCAGCGTCATCAGCCAATGCGGAGTCCGTAATAGTTGCAGCGCTCGCGGCAGTGTCAGAAGTTTTTTCAGACGCATCAATGCTCAACTTAGTGCCGAGGACGCTGGTGCCGGCTTCGTTGATGTCACAAATAAGCGTAGAGCCTGTTGGCGCAGTATTAACTGTAGCTTTTACTGCCAGCAACGTGCCAGCATAAGGCATTCGAAAATATACCTTGTTAGTGCCGGTCGTGAGGTTGGTGGTTTCGTCTGATACAGCAATGACAAACCAATCTTGGGCGTAAATAGTGGTGCCATCAATAGCCACACCATCGCCTAGCGCCAAATAAGTGAGCTTACTTGCGCTGTCGTCCCAGAAGACAATTTTATCTTCACCAGCATCATCAGCCGTAATTTCGCCACTGCCATCAATTGACAACACATCGGCAGCGTTAGTGCCAATGGTGACAGAGCCACCAGGGCCAGTTGCACCGGTAGCACCGTCAGCACCTGTTGCTCCTGTTGCACCAGCACCTGTAGCTCCCGTTGCTCCTGTTGCTCCGTCGGCACCGGCAACACCCGTTGCTCCTGTTGCTCCGTCGAGACCAG